TTCGTCAGTTGGGTCTGCCACCGTGACCTCAACACCCTGGCGAGTGAGCGAGGCGAGATTGCCGGGGAGTTTGCACCCCGTCGTGCAGCTCTTCGCGAAGTCGCACGCGAGGAGTCCTGCTGCGATCTGACCAGCTGGGGGGACCGGGGTACCGCGGGTGTACGAGACGACGAACGTACCTTCGGTATCCGGATCGACTCCACTCAGGTTGAAGTCCTGGCATTCCGGCCAGCACTCGCCATCTTCGCGAACGAGGATGTTGTTGTTGTCAATGCGATACGCGGTCGGGGGGATGACGACTCCGTCAACGCGAACATCGGTGACCGTGTCGACAGGGCCGGGAAGCCACACCTCGCAGCGAGCCTTGCAGCTGCAGCCACCGATGCACGCACAGTTCCGCCACACTCCCGCACCGTCGATGAACGGAATCCAGGAAGCCCCGCTCACACCACCGTTGCCGTCCAGGCCTACGGGCCACGTCATGTACCCGCCGTTGTGACAACCCCCACTGCAGGGTCTGACGATGATTGGGCAGCTTCCGAACCTGCGGCCGGTCAGTGCCCAGAGAATGCCTGTTGCCCAAGCCGTTGCATCAGCTTGGAGTTCCGGACTGAACGAGTCCCAGTCTGAGCAACAGTTCGTGTTGATCGGCCAGCTGCAGGGCGCTTCTGCCATGCCGCACCTCCTATCATGTGTTCTTCCATGATATCGGGTGCGGGTGATTACGGGAGCATAGCGATGGCGTTGAACATGTCCTCGTTCATCAGGGTGTCGTTGACAGTAGCTCCGCAGTCTCGGAAGTATGTATCGCCACCCTGATACCGGAAGTCGAGGTACAGCTCGGGGTCTTGTCCAGCCAGGTCTGCCCAAGCTTGGACCGACTGCCATACGCAACTGATTGCAGGCATGTGTGGGACTCCAGACATGAGAATAGGGACGCAGCGTATGCCACGTCCCTATTCTCAGTATAGTGCCTTACGGAGTGTCTGCGGGAAGCGCAGTAGCACCACATGCGGCGGCAGGAGGAGCAACCGTGACCTGCTCGAAATGCATGTGGTCGTCCGGACCGATCGGTGTCAGGATCTGCTCAGGGGTACCAGAAACCGCATCCCGACGAACCAGGTAGGTGTCCGGCCCGATACCCCAGCCGCTGCCCGCCTTGGTGACGGCAGAGAGCGTGAGTGTCAGACCCTCGTTCTCGAACGTCCACTCGCCCACAGTGCCCTGGACCACGAAGGGGAACAGGAAGTATCCGTAGGGAGCCTCGGTCGGGTCGGTGCAGGGAGCGCCGGTTACCTTGGACCAGATCTCCAGGGCGAACGAGGATGTGCACAGGTCGTTGCCAGACTGCCGGAAACCAACAGCCTCGGGAGCAACGGCATCGTTCAGGACCAGGGCATCGCCGGTGACGATGTTCCATGCATCGGGGTCGATGTTGCAGAACACGATCTCCAGTTCGTCCCACTTGAACTGGGGGCAGGTGCGGTCGGTGATGCACAGTTCAGCGTTGGCGTTGGTGACTTCGATCTCGTCGGCATCCCGGTATACCGGAGTAACTCCGACCGAGACGAACCCCGAAGTAGTCACCACCGAGGCGGCACCGACGACCGGAACACCACACTCATCGAGTCGGGTCAGCCGCATCCGGGCGCCCCGTGCCAGGGTTGAACAGACGGTCACTGCTCCACCTCTTTCTTCCTAGGGCGCCTAGTGCGGCGCACGGGCTTGGGTTCGACGGCAGTTGCCGGGATCCCGTTGTACACCTCTGCCAACCATGACGGGACCGTGATCTCGTATGCCCCGTCTACGGTGGCGTCGGCGTGACCCCCGGAGAGTTCGTTCAGTCGCCGGAGGACGTTCTTCAGCTGCCCCGGTTCCGGGACGATCGTTGCAGTCTCCATCACACGGGCACCACCGGAGCGGTTGCCACTGCGGGGGCAGCGATCGGAACCTGAACCGTGAAGACTTCGGGGCATTCCCAGGTGTAGGCGTAGGCGCGGATGGCTTCCACCTCCCACTGGTTGTTGATCCGGTCGAGAGTCTGCATGACATCAGGGACCCGGATGTCCGTGCGTCGGACGTCCATCCCTGCCGTCATGAAGGCGTAGGCGAACCCAGCGGCGGGAGCAACGCCTGCCGGCCCGGTGACGTCATAGCCCGCACCGAAACTGAGTGCAGTCCCCAGCGGAGTACGCCACAGGTTGCCGTCTCGAACGAGAAGTTGCGAGTAGGCGAGAGCTGCGTAGGCCTGCTGGTTGACGTGGATGACGCCCTGGTAGCCGAACACCTGGTACGCCGCGTTCTCCAGGGCCGCGATGGCAGCTCCGGCTCCGGCAGCTACCGGAGTGACAACAGTAGCGCCAGAACCCGTGAGCGTCGGGGACTGGCCGGTGACACCGCCACCATCCCAGATGACCGACTCCACCACGGTCTGTTCAGCGCTGATGAGTTGCTGACGAACAGCCGCTTCCATCTCGCCAGCCGTGCGACCGACCGTTCCGCAGTGCTTCTTGGCGAACACACGGAACGGGAGTGCCTCCATCAGGTCGGAGCCCTCTACGAATTCCTTGGTGGGGGTGACCCCGCAAGCGTCATCGTAGATCTGACCCCCGCCGCAGTGATCAGTGAGGAAGCTGTAACCAGCGCCCCACAGACGGCCCGCGTCGATGCCGTCGAGTTCCGTGATCCGAGCGACGTTGAACACGCCGTACCTGAGTGGACCGACCGGAGGTGCCGGAATCAGGTTCGGCACAAGTCCTGCGATTCCTGCCATCGTCCCTCCTTCCTAAGAGCCGGGGTGGTGGGGGACGCTCCACCACCCCGGCAGTTTGGGGGATTAACCGACGATGCAGTTGATGCTGTGAGCACCAGTCACGCCACCGACGCAGGCAGCGAAGCTGTAGTTGCGGAGACCTGGGCAGGGGTAGACCGGGGCGAAACCTTCCTCAGCGAAGAGCGAGGTGAACTCGTTCGTCGCCAGGCTCGCGGCGTCGTACACGTTGGTCAGAGTCACGACGTCCTGGCGAGCGACCGCAACCGCACCGGCCGGGTAGGCCATGAAGTTGACCGTGGTGGGGAGCGCAGTCAGGAACGGGGGAGCCGCGATGCCGCCGGGGAAGGCAGCGTTCAGGGCGCCACCGGTGATCAGGCCATCCTGGTAGCCGCGGACGAACTGAGCGCGGAGGTTGCGGACCGAGAAGTAGGACGCGATCTCCGCATCAGTCACGGCCAGCATGTCGACGCCCGAACGACGACTCAGGTCGGCTCGTACCTGAGGGAGGACCCAGTGCGGGTAGACCAGTTCGATGGTGGCATTGAGCGGCATGCCCTCGCGGTACCGGATGTCCTCGGCAGCAAGCTCCGCGGACGCCAGCAGCGACGCCGTGAACGAGTCCAGGAGACCCGCGTCAGGGTCGGGATCGGCGAACGCGGTGACTGCTCCGCCTCGGGTGACCATGTCCGCGAGGATGATGCGGTTCATCTCCTGAGCATTGCTCTCCAGAAGACCGTCCGTCCAAGCGCTGACGACTTCCGGGTAGCCCGCGGCCTGGAGGAAGCTGACGCGGATGCAGAGGGCCAGGACGTCGAGGCGCCGGTTCTCGAAGGTCGGGCAGGGGAGCTCGGAGCACGTCTTGGCCGTGTCCGCGATGACCTGAGCTTCGGTGAGGAAGTTGGAGCCACCGCCCGCAGCAACGGCGTTCGCGTAGATCGCAGCGAACCCGGGATCGTCGGTGTAGTTCAGACCACCGCGGCGAACGGTGATGGTCGGGACGTCCAGCATGCCGACACCGGAACCCCAGAGGCGGCAGATGTCATAGCGGTTCTCGGACGGTGCACACCAACCGGCAGCTGCGGTGAGGCTTGCGGAACCACTGTCCAGCTGCTTCTGCCAGGCCTGCGCCAGGGATCCACCGTTCAGGCGCTGCTCATCTCGCGCGTGACGCAGGACTCGCATGCCCTCCTCGGGGCGGTCGACCGTGAACTCGGATCCGCGATCGGTCCGGAACTGTGCAATGGCCTGCTTCGAACCCTGGCCACCACCCCGGGAGCCGAAGCTCTCGGCGTTCTTGATGAGCGCGGTGGAGATGTCATCCATGCCCGCGTACTCATCGCCCACGTTCTTGCCGACCAGGCCAGCACCGCCGGAGCTGACGTAGGCCACGATCTCCCGACCGCCGCTGGAAGACTTGGCGGGAACCACGGGGGTGGACTTGTTGCTCATACTGGCGACCGACGGAACCGGAGCGGACTCGTCACTCTTCTGAACCGCGGTGATCTCAGCAGTCTCGATGACCGGCTCAGTAACCTCGGCGACCGGAGGAGTGTAGTTGGCGAACCGCTCACGACTGGCGGCAATCTGCGCAGCCTTCTCGGTGCGGCTGTTCGTCTCGCCCTGGTAGGCGTCGAACTCGCCTGCGAGCGTGCTCAGCTCTGCGATCTCGTCGGCAGTCAGGTCGTCCTTGGTGCTCAGCTCAGCACCTCTCGCCTGAACGGCAGAGAACTTCTCCGCGAGTTCGGTGTCGTTGAGTGCAGTCACGTCCAGTGGCTGCGGGGTGTTCTCAGACATCTCTGAGACTCCGTATCTCTAGATTCGTGTCGTATCGTCCCTACACGCAAGAACGGTCCGCAACCAGCCTCCTGCAATCTCAAGGCTAGCACGCGGACCGAACCTGCGAATCTAAGGCGCAACTACTTGGTAACCGGATGGGTCGTCTTCAGCACCTGGTACATCGTGCCGCCACCCTTGCGGGACGAGATGGCGATGCGGGCTTCCGACTTGGATCCGAACACCTCCTTCGTCCCATCCTTGAACACGACTTGGGTGTTGTACTGGTTGGAGGTGTTCTTACCTCCGCATGCGCACCCGATTTCAACCACGCCCCTTCATCTGTCGCATCTTCCAACCCCAACGCGCTTGAGCAGCAAGGGCTTCCGACCTGCTGCCGGCCAGCTCTTTCACCTGTTCCTCAACGACCTCGGGCATCTGAGCCGCGGCAATGAGGCTGATCTGATTGCCCGCGGAGAACTTCACGCGCGCACGAGGTATGGGGAACCCAGGGACGTTCACCGCGTGGGCGGCGATCAGTTCCAGGTTGCCACCGATGCGTCGCCAGTCTCCGGAGAGCGGAGATCGCAGCAATGCCGACAGTGCTTCGTGCGACGTGCCGGGAAGGACCCAACCGGATACCCAGATGCCGTGCTCATCCTCTCCTGCGAACACCGAGGCAACCGCGGTGCCGACGTCGTCGTAGTGATCTGCCGCGGCGACGAATCCCGCGTTCGGCTCAGCGTGGCCACCGCCGACGGTCAGCTTGCCGACGGGGACTTCCACCCCGTCCGAGGTGATCTCGGCTCCAGTCATGAAGTAGGCGTACTCCGCCACCGATGAAGGGGCGGTAACGCATCCGGGAAGACCGACGTGGCAAACGCCCCACGCGGCTACGTGACCTCCCACCCAAGTCCAACCCTCCATCTCCTTCGTGTGGACCGCGGTTGCCTGCTCGAAGTGCGGGTTGGCGAAAGCCGTCAGCGGGGGCCTGAAGGGAGCAGCGGCGGCAGTGAGTACCGGAGCAGCAATCGCGGTGTCGTCCGCGGACATGTGGATGGAGACCTCTGCGAACGCTTCGATCGGAACCAGTGTGACGCCGCCGATACCCGCGGATGTGATCACCGCCTGGTCGCTGTCGTTAATCACGTATTCGACGTTGTCCGCGAGGTCGACGGACGGACCGACCACTCCGGCGCGGATAAGCTCGAACACCCGCTCCTTGTCCGGGAACAACTCCAGGAAGGTGCCTGACGCGGTGACCATGTCCGCGGTGTACTCGATCGTGTCGATGCTGCCGACCGTCACAGCACCTGAGTGGCCTTCTCCAGTCTTCTCCTGCCACATGAGCGGCATCGGGAGGTCCCGGTTCGTAATACCGCCGGGCGACAGGACACGGCCATCACCCGTTGGGGTTCCCAGCCTCGCTAGGACTGCAGTCCATTTCTCTGCCATGTCATGACTCCTGATCTTGTTCGAGATCGTATTCAGCCCAGACGTCCTCAGCGGACTGCCGGAACTGTCGGTCGCTCCAATCGAGTTCCTCCCCCTGCGTTACAGACAGGATTGTGCAGCGGCAGTTGATGACTTCCTGGGGTGGGCCGGTCGGATCGCCCGGGAACTGAAGTGGGAATCCGCCTACGAGAAACGATTGTGCCAGCGGGACTCTCTGACCGTCTGCGACCCTGTGGGTTTCTCGGGTGCGGGAGTCATCGGTGGCAAGCCAGATCTTCTCTGGGGCGGGATCTCCGGTGACCTCTGCGAGTGCACGAGCTCCTGCGAACGCTCCCGCGTTGGTGGCTCCGATGACTTCGGTGCGCGCCACCGTAGTTGCTCGGTTGCGGTAAGCCTCGTTCCCCCCGACCGTGAGGACGCGACGCACCTCCGCAGCCGTGTCCGGGATGCTGGACCCGATGCCAAGGGCGTTGGCGATGATGCTCTGCAGCCGGGCATACAACTCGTTGGGGAAGTTCCTCAGGCGGTTGCGAGACTGTGTCAGGTAGTCGACCACGTATGGGTCCTGGCCGGATGACCGTCTCACACCTACGGGAGCCGCGGACATCGTACTGTTCCACGGTTGCTCGACTGTGCTACGAACGATCGGCATCACTTGCTCATCGATCTCGCTGTCCCACAGTGATTGTGTCGCAGTACCGAAAGCGTGAGACGAATCCGGGGGGAGCGTACCTCGGGAACTGTCGTACGGTCCCATTACTGTGGGACGGACGCTATCTGTGAGACGTTGGGCAGCGCGGAACCACGCCCCGGCCACGAGACGCTCGTTGCGCACGATGAACGCCAGGCGCCGCAGACGGGAAGGAAGAAGCGGATCTACCGGCTCAGCCATGCGCGCATCGTCTCCCTGTCGTGAACAACCTGCTCGCTGATCAGATAGGAACAGTAGGAGTGAAGTTTCCTGGTCAGAGATGCGGCGTCCTCGTTGAACGCGGGTGCCACCGCCTCAACGAATTGGAAGCTCCCTTCGAGGACAGCGTTTGGAGAGCCTTTGATGACCGTGTGCAGCTCATGCTTGGGGACGTGTCCGAGCTGGCCTCGGTACTCCCGAGTGAGCATCCGTCCGCCAGCGCGTGACAGTGCATCGAACACGATCAGCTCAGCTGCAGCTGTGACACCGTTGCTCTCGTCCGACTGTGACGCACGCTCCGGGATCTCTCGCGTCTGTGAGACATCGGACTGTGGTGCAGTTGATTCCGCAGGTGGGAGCTGTGGCACAGTCTCTGTCTGTGTGACAGTCAGTTCTTCAAGACCGAGAATCTGTCTCACACTCGGATCTTTTATGAGCGAGGTATCCTGCAGCACCAGCTTCTCTATGAAACGTCGATCATGCTCTTCATCGCTGGGAATGTCGTCATCGGGCACCGACGCCTCGGAGCGGACCGCTTCATCGGAAACGAGCAGACGGTCGTGGAGTTCCAGGAGTTCTGATTGACGGTTCGGCCTGCTGACGATGGCTGTGGTATCGAACGCGAACACGTACTGATCGACGTTCTGCTCACCCGCGGCAAGGAGGGCCGGGCGAAGGTATTGGATTGTGAGGGCATCAGCGAAGCGGTCGAGTACGGGGGCAACGTGGATCTTGTACCCGGACTCCTCAACCTGCCAGGCAGTCCAGTGGTTAGACCCGCCGTTGCCTTCGATGACCTCTGTGGGCATGTCGAGCGTTCGGGCCAGGCGTTGCATCGCAGCCACCCGGAGTTCGAGGATCTCCGCGGTGAGCTCGGTCGCAAACGTCTGGTAGTTGAAGTTGGCCACCTGCTCGCCAGGCGCTTCGAGCACGATCGGCACCTGAGCAGACGCCTGCCCAGGATCGTTCAGCGATGCCGACGCCGTGCGCACGAGAGCGTCCATCACACCCTGCGCACCCTCAGGGTCCCCATCGTTGGCAGCGAAGTCGAGTTCCTTGGGGATGATCCACACACCGGCGCCAGCGAGACGGGAGTCCAGCCGGGACGCGATGTTCATCGACGTGCGCTCGATCTCCTTCAGGATGGGGAGGGCTGCACGGATGGGACTGTCAGCGTGAGTCTGCTTGCGCGGATGCGGTTGCCACAACCGGATGAGCATGTCCGTGCTGGAGTTCATCTCGATCTTGGCGCCGGTGAAAGGGTCGGAGTACGTGAAGACTCCCGAACGCTCCGACACCTCGGTGCTGCTGAGCACCAACCACTCATCGTCCTGATTGCGGCGTGGACGGATGAGAATGAAGACCTCCCCAGCTACCTGCCAGTTCAACGCCATCGTAGACTGCGCCTGAGACCGTCGGGTCGCACCTCCGAACACAGAACGGAGGATCTTCTGAGCGACCTGATTCTCCGTCGGGCCGGTGATGAGCCCGGTGTTCTCGTCCACCTCGGCTACGTACATGTCACAGAGGCTCACCGCGTTGGCGAGCCAGTTCAGAGCGAACCTCATCTCCCCGATGGCATCGTAGAAGTACCAAGCGTCTTTCTGCCAGACGTCCTCCCCGTTGCGTGCACGCCACGACTGGGGGACTTCGGCGAGATTCACAGCCGCGGCCAGCACGGTGCGAGGCACGGCATTCCCCTCAACCGATGACGGCACAGACCGTCGGAACAATCCCATCAGTCGTCCGCCTTTGAGTTGAGGAATCCGGCAGCATAGCTAGCACTCAATGCTAGCGCTACTGCTTGCCATACAGTTGACGCTCCCCATGCCCACCACGTGCTTGCTACCGCGGCGCCTATGTAGACGGACGCGCACCAGTCGCACACAAGGAGGTATGCAAGCTTGCCTTCGTGATCGAGCCGGCTCATGACTGCAAGGCGGATTGGCTCTACGATGACGTCGGTGGTGACCAACCGAGTCAACCGAGCCGTCGAAAGGATTGACAGAAGCAGCGTGATAGCGTCCACAACACCAGCCTACCTTTGATTCATCGGGTGAACCGCGCCCCGGAGCTTTGATTCGCAGCGTGGGGCAGTACAATCTTGGCCGGTGCATGGGTGAGGAACCTGTTCACGCCCTGGCACACCGCGTCCACCATGTCGTCGTGCGGCGCCTTCGGGAAGGACACCATCTGTTCCTCAAGGTCCCGAAGCTTGCGAACGTGGAACACCCGGCCCACCTGGTAGTGATTGAGGGCGTCCGAGGCGCGGACCTCCTTCGACTTCGAGCCGGAACCCTTCGGGGTCACCGTGATCCTTCTGCCGTCGATCACCATGTCGTGGAGAACGCGATCCCAGAGGCCTTTCCACTGGTTATCCTCCACCAGGATCTCCGACACCCGCGGATGGTCTACGCACAGGCTCATCAGCTTCGATCGCAGGTCGTCGGGGCCTAGCTTGACCTGCAGTGCCTCGTGCACCGTGCACCTGCGCTCGCCCTGGCTATAGCTGATCACCGCGATTCCCGTGTAGTCGGAGCTCTGCTTGATGGTCACCGCGGGATCGACGCTGATGATCCACTTGGTGTTGCTGGCGGTGCTCCCGTACCGGAAATCCTCCAACCGCCAGAAGTTCCCGCCCGCACCCATGGGATCGTTGGCGTAGTTCTTCGCGTACTGCCGGGTGTGCTCGATACCCGCGAGGAACTCCATCGACCACTTTTCGGGCCACAGAGAGCGTCTGGAGCCGTCGCCCCCGGAGATGATGGCGGGGTGATGGTGGACGTCGAAGTTCTGGTCGGTAATCCATTCAGCAGGTTCGACGCCCTTGGCATGCTTGATCATCTGATGAGCTATCGAGCCGGACATCGTCACGGTGCCGGAGTACACCACGGACGCAAAGATGTTCAGCGGAAGGATGGCGTCCGTCAGCGTGGCCAGGCGCTTCTCCATCTGCATCAAACTGTAGTTGCTCTCGTCGGGCTCCGGGTCATCGATCAGTAGGAGGTCCGGACGTTGGTCGCCCACCTTCATGCCAAGGGTGGAGGAGTCCATACCGCGGGCTGCGAGCACGAACCCGTTGCCGCGCACCATCAGATCCACGGTGTCAGTCTCGCTCTTGCCGCCGGAGCGCTTGGAGGGGTTGCAGAGGTCCGGGAAGTCCCGGCGCAGCAACTGGTTGTTGTCCAGCTCCCTGCGGAACGAGGCAGCGTGCTGACGCGCCTGCGTGGTGGTGTCAGCGAAGATGGCCGCAAACTTGACGTGACCGTGAGCTGCAGCCCACAGTGGAAGAATCTTCAGCCACCACGTCGACTTGCCCGTGGACCGCGGTGCGAAGAACGCGTGCCGGTTCTTCTGAGGTTCGGTCTGCTTCTCCACCCAGGACATCGCGAGGTTCGACCAGGTGTGATGACACTCCGCAAACGAGACTGACCCGTCCTGGCCCGTGATCGCGTTGCGCAGGTAGATGTACGCGAACGCCATGGGGTCCAGACGGGTCAGCTCCCTGCGGAAAGCTGGCTCATGCAGGGGAGGACTGTCCACCGAGAGCCCTCCTTGCCATGAACTCACGCGCGAGTTCCGCAAGCTCCCGGTCGCGCTCATCGATCTGGTGAACGGTAACGTCGTGCAGCTCAGGGCGGTCCAGACCGTGGAGCTTGTGCAGGCGCTCCAGCAGCTTGATGGCGACCTCAATGGCGCGGGTGTCACCAAGCTCTATCTTGTGGTCGAGAGCAGCGAGCAGTCGGTTCAGGCGCTCATCTTCGACCTTGCGCATCTCCTCCACACCGGGGAGGACGATCAGTCGGTTGGCCATGTCGAGGCGGTTGGCGACGGTCTGATGGTTGAGCTTCATGGCTTTTCCGATGGCCCGCAAGCTCAAACCCTTCAGGCGCAACTCGAAGCACTGCCAGGCCTCGGCGACCATCTCCTCTCCCTTGGTGTCGGGGGTGTTCCCCACTCTTGCCATCGTCCTTACTCCCTGATCTCTGCGCACGCCAGCATCGGCGTGAAGCTGTATTTGACCGTTCTCAATTCGTAACCCTCAGGGCAGGTGGGTCCGGGCTCGCCCTGATCGCCCTTCTCGCCCTGGGGTCCCTGTGGTCCTACAGCTCCGTCGACTCCGTCCCTGCCGTCAGATCCGTCCTTGCCGTCAGATCCGTCAGCTCCGGGAACCCCGTCGGTGCCATCGCTCCCAGCCTTTCCGGGCGAACCGTCAGATCCGTTGGACCCGTTCGCTCCCGGAGTTCCGGGATTGCCGTCTGTTCCGTCTCTACCGTCTGTCCCTCGCTGCCCTGCAGCACCTCTTGGACCAGCAACGGGAGTACCTCCAAGGTCTTTGACCTGCTGAGCAAGAGCGGCCCTGTCCTTTCTGACCTGCGAGAGATCTTTCTGTAGATCCACTACGGCTACAGTGGTCCACCCGATGATGCCGAACACCGCGGTCGCCGAAACCCAGTAGGTGATTCCGAATCTCAGCTTGGCGTTCCGGCTTTGCATGATCTAACTCCCGCTCGTAAGCACGTAGAAGATGAACGCGACCAAGAGGGGGAAGAGGAAGGCTGACAGAACGATGTGCCGCATCGTCTCCTTGCCCTTCTCCAGGTCCGTCACGCGGCCTTCCAGCTTGGCGATGTCCCGGGCGGTGACGTCGTGCTCGATCGTGTATCTCTCAGTAGAGACTAGCTCACCAAGGCGTGTCTCTACTCGGGCCAGGTCACGGCGAACCAACTCAAGCTGATGCAACACGGCAGCGTTGACGTCGGGTTGGTCCGCCATGACATCCTCAGATCTTCTTTGAGAGCGACGCGGTGGAGGGGTCACCGACGCGCGTAGCGTAAGCGGATTTGATGACGCTCAGGGCTGGAGCCAGGCCTGCACTGAGGGCAGCCCACCACATGCTGATGTTGCCGATCTGAGCGAGGACGACGCCGCTGACGGCACCCTCTACGAACGCCCACGCAGCGCGCTCCAGGGTGTCCCTGAGGTGCTTGCTCATACCGACCTGATCCAGGTCTGCATCTTCAGCTGCGCCGTGTTGAGGTACACCACGTCGGTCGTGAAGTTGCCAATCTGGACACCGATGTTCTTGCCGGCATCGAGCAATCCGTTGAAGGGGATCGCGATGAACGTGCTGCCGTCGGAACCGAGTCCCTCTGCGATGGGGTGAGTCTTGGTGACGGCGTTGGTGCTGTTGCTGCGCTCTACCAGGCGGACTTGAATCTCGTCACCCTTGGGGACGCCCGAGAGGCTGACGTAGAGCTGGCCGCTGTAGGTGCAGTGTCCGTTGATGCGGTAGTCGCCGATCGTGAACTGATTGTCCTCGTCCTTCGTCTCCGTGAGGAACGGGATGTCAGTCCAGGTGCCGTCAGCGGGGAGCACGATCGCGACCGCCCTGGAGAGGTCGATCTGGAAGGGGCCGCCGAAGTCGGTCGGGTTGCTCAGGGGAAGCTCTGTCACTGTGGGTGCCTTCGGAGGAGTCGTGGGTTTGGTCGGCGTGAGTCGCGCCTGCACGTCCTTGCGAAACTGGACCATGGAGAAGGACGGGTCGATCTTCTGGTTCGTCCACTCCTTGTGCCCGATGACGGACTTCGAGGACCATCCGTGCGCCCGGCAGATGGCAGCGGCCCACTTCACCGCGGCCTGGTACTGAACAGCCGGGTAGGGATCCTTGCCGTTGCCGAGGTTGGCAATCTCGATGCCGTAGAAGGCGTCGTTCCCGTCCACGTTGCTGCGTGTCGGCTTGGGGAGGCTCATCTCTGCCACTACGGCGTGCCTAACCGAACCGTCACCAAGACCTGCATGGTTGGCGCGCCCGTTGCCTGTGAGAACGACAACGCCGCTCTTACTTAGGTACGCGTGGGCAAGAGGGCCCGGGAGGTCTGATCGGCCGTTGTACACGAGTCCGATGCCCGCGCTGCTGTCGGTGCCCGCGGTGTGGTGGATGATGATTCCGTGGACTGGCCCCCAAGCGCCATGGCCTTCGCGGTTGTGCGTACGCCAGCCAGGGCGCTCGGAGACCTTAACGCCTTCCTTTCTAAGGGCTGAGAGCATCTTGTCTGCGGAAAGAGGTGTGGCCATGAACGCGTCCCTTCGTTTGTACTATTCATCGTAACTCAGAGCTACGCAGGGATGTACCAGACTACCGGGGCATGGAGAAGCCCCCGAGACTGTCAAGTCCCAGGGGCTTCGTGGCGTGTTGGGTCAGTGCTTCTTCTCGATGGCCTCGGCGTGGCGAGCGTAGCGGCTCATGAAGTTCTTGTACACCGCTTCCAGATCAGAGCTGGGGCTGAACACCTCGCGACCGCGGACGATGATCCTGGCTGCCGTGTAGTTGACGTCTTCCTGGTAGCAGACCGCACCATCGTCGCTCATGAAGCTGTTGAAGGTGATCCACTCGACGGTTTCGATGCTCATCTTGTTCTCCCCTTGTCCGTGTTCTTCCCTACATCGAGAACACTACGGGTACTGTGTCACGGTGTCAAGTCCATCGTCGTCTTCAGCGAACAGCGGGTCCGGTGCACACGGGAAGTGGCTGAGCGGGAAGTGTCCTCCGCAGTTGGTGCAGTAACAGGTAGTGAAGTCAATCGCCACTTCGGACCTCCGTGCGCTTTGGGTGTACGATGAACATAACCCCTTCTGGACCCCTCTCGACTCTCTCCACCTCAACGCTCTCATCTGCGAAAACGTCCTGAGAAGGGGCTTCTTCCGAGAGTGGGGGAGTGGTAGACACGTCGCGTCGAACAGCCCTGTAGAGGGACACAGCCCCGAGTACCCAGAGTGACAACAAGGCCGCGGCGTCTGAGATGGCGTAGGCGGCTGCGAACGCCCCGATACTGAGTACCAAGACGACGCAGCCACCCTGAAGATTGCTGCTCACTGGAAGACGCCGTAGACCACGTTGCCGATGTTGTTGACTGCGATGGCGAGTGGGACTGCGGCGAAACCGGCGATGCCCGCGGATGTCCCGAGGCAGATGCCGCACCACAGGCCCATCTTCAGGTCGTTGCGGTAGCGGGACGTCTTGATGGCAACGATCATCGCAGTCGCCATGATGAGCACAATCCCACCACCAGCCTGAGTGAGAGGCAGGTACGTCGCTGCGGACGCATTCCTGTCCCACTCACCGCCGACACCCCAGACGAGTGCAGCGTCACCCAGCCAGTTGGTGATCCAACGAGCGGTGCGGGCTGTCCATCCGATCAGACCTCCTATACCAAGGACTGCCAGGCATCCGAACGTCCAGGAGAGCAGGAACGGCAGGAGGTTGGCCGCATGCTTCAGCGGATCCCGCTTGAGCGCCTTCACCCCCGGGAACCACCTGAAGATCGTGGCGACGAGAATGCAGATGCCTATGGTGACGCCACCCATCGTTACGTAGGTCATGTCAACCCACGATCACGAGGGTGATGGTCGCCAGGCCCATGATGAGCATCCACGTCCAGAGGATGTGGGGCACCCCCTTGCCGGCCAGGTGTATAAGTCCCGCCACACCCAGCAGCATGCACATACCGAAGAACACTGTCAGTTCCATAGTTGCGTCCCTTCTTGTCTCTACATACTCACAGGGACTGCGTCACGGTGTCAAGCGCCGGTACGGGGGATTCCTCAGGTAGTCGATGGCGCGCCGGAAGTACTGGGGGTCGCGACGACTGGCGATGCCAAGAACCTGATAATTACATGTTTGACACAGTAGGCCGTACACCTCCCCCGTCTCGTGGTCGTGGTCGACGGCCAGCCTCTTCGATGCCCCGGTGGCTCGCTGACACAGTGCACAGACGCCGCCCTGAGCGGCGTAGAGGCGCTCGTAGTCGCCGGGTGCCAGGTTGTACGTAGCCTGCACTCGTCGCTCGTGGGAGGCAGCGCTGCGGGCTTTCTTGACGGCCCTGTGGTGAGTTACGCATCGGGGGCCCGGGTGGGGTGCCGGCCGCTTCGATCCCGGCTCGCAGTCCTTGCAGGCGTTTGGTGTCACGACCCACCCCCGAACAACGTGTTGAAGAGGCCCACGATCCTGCGGGCATCGAGTAGGCGATCGACGTCAGGACTGTCCGAACGAATGGTACGAAGGTTCTCATCAACGGCATCTACCGTATCGATACGGTAGATGGCGCCAGCGTGACCGTCCAACACAAGGTGGTCACCGATCTTCCGAACGCGGTATCCCATTGTCTACTCCTAAAGCGTCTAGTGTGTTGCACTGCCCGGTACACCACAGTGGACCCTGGCCTGTGGGAGCACCAAGGTCCACTGTGGATCATTACGACGTCTTCATCTCGATACTGTGGATCGCTTCCACCCTGATCAGGACGGCACCCCCGACGACGTTGATGTGGACCCAACTGGTCTCAGGGTCCCTCAACGCATTGGCCAGGTCCCTGAAAGACACGTTCCTGCTGTCCACCTCATACTTGAGGATCCCGTCGGTGTAGGTATGCACCGAGAGCTTCATACCCTGCTCCCCTCTGTCGTTGTCTGTCTCAGTATAGCAGGGTCAATAGCAGAGACTCCAGTTCTCCCCGTACTTCGAGGTGCCCCAGGTGATCGGGACACCGCGGTGTTCGAAGGTCATGCAGTCGACTACCGTGCGGCAGACATCCTCCACGATGTCCTTCGGGATACTAACCACGATCTCGTCGTGGACCACCACGCGCAACATGGGAAGAATCTCCGCAGGAAGCTTCAGAAGACCCTCCGCCAGCAGATCTCGGGTGCCACCCTGGCCCATGAGCGCGGGAGCCTGCGTGTACGCCCACTCCGGGTTGAGCCGCATGCGCCTGCCAAACCCGTTCGTCAGCAAACCAGACGCCTCACCCTGGGCACGGATCTCGCTCTTCCACTCCTCCAGACGGGGGAAGCTGTCCCGCATCCTCTGTGCGAACTGCTCAGCCTTCTCTCGCTCCACGCCGTTGCGAACCTGGCCGTTGACACCGAGCCCGTAGTTGTAGCCGTGGCCGATCACCTTGGCATCCTGTCGGCTCAGCCCGACCATCTCAGCAATGTCGGTGTGGGGGTCGACCTTGGACCCGTCAGCCTTGGGGAGGAAGAGACCCATGTACCCGCGATCCTGGCTCTCCGCGGCGATGGCTCGCATGTCGACCTGGTCGGCGTCGAAGGCAACGAGCACGTGTCCCTCGTCGGGAAGGTAGATGGCTCGCTCGTGCACCTTCTCCCCCTTCTTGCCGACGACCGTCAGTCCGGGATCGGTGACCGACCAGCGACCGGACGCCTGTTCCGGGGAGATCCGCGGGTGCACGCGTCCCCCAGTGGTCAGCCAGTCGAGGCAGTTGCCGTAGATCGAGCGCACCCCGTTCATCTCCAGGATGGCGTCACACAGGGCAGCTGCGTCGGGCTTGGGGCCATCGAACAGCTCCCGCTTCTCGGTCAGCACCTCCTTGCCGAGGCTGAGAGTGCCGTCCTTGTTCTTGGGCCAGTTCTGAGCGAGCCAGCTCTCCCCGATGCCGGAACCCTTCAGAGCCTCGTAGAACGCCTCCTTCCCTGCCTTGGACCGCTGGGGGGCAGCGCCACCGGTAGGGAAGCCGTAGGCCGTGTGGAGCCGCTCCTTGATGGTGTTCAGCTTGTCCTGTCCAGCCTGGTGCCGCTCGGTGACCAGCGGGACGTCAACCCGGAAGCCGTTGAGGCTCATCCGCCCCATGATGGCCTGCACTCGGTGCTCCCGAGCGATGTACGGGTCCGCTGCCGCTGCGTCTTTCAGTGCCTCGTACACGGCCTGGGAAGCGATGACGTCACCCTCTAGGTAGGAGATGTACTCGTCGTCGTCCAGGGGGATGGAGTCGAACCCGCCGTGCTTCCTGGCCAGGCGCTTGATGTCATCGGTCTTCATCGGGACACCAAGGCGCTCCGCTAGGGCGTTGAGGCCGTAGTACCCCTGGGGCATCCCCTTGCTGAGAGGAGGGTCCACCTGCTTGGCGATGACCATCGTGTCGAAACTCTTGGCGGCCAGCGCCTCATAGTCGGCTCCGTGGTGGTGGGCCAGCGCCTGCAGGTCGAAACCGAGGATGTTGTGCCCGGTGATGACCTCTGCCTGGTTCAGATGGCGGAGAAGGATGTCCATGCGGTGGCCCACGTGGGTGGGACCGGTCGGACCCATGAGGGCGCCGATCCTCACGAAGTCGGAGCGCTGGTACAGCTCATCGACCGAGCACGTCTCCAGGTCGAAGGCGACCGTGGAGGCACTTTCGGATGGCCACACAACGGGGGAGGCAGAAGCGGTGAGCGAAGGTGTCTCCGAAGCGTTCAACGAAAAGGCCTGGTCAGGGGCTTGCGGCTGCTCTGGCGTAGGCAGATAGGCATTTTCTAGACCACCCTGCCCATAGGAATCAACATTTGTTTTTGTTGTTGTGACGTATAGAGAGGGTGTGTTTGATTCTGCCTCTCTGCCTACATTGCGATCTTCGTTTGGGGAAAACCCCTGGTCAAAGGTGTCGTCGTCTCGGACCACCACGTTGAACGCTCGTGCCTTCGTTCCTGCCTCCCTCACCTCCACCACGTCTCGTATCTGCCTCATGCGCTCGAACACCTTCCGCTCCCCCATTGGGTGGCCGCCGTTGCGCTCTGCCCATCGCTTGAATCCCTGCGCCAGGTCACGCCTCTTGGTGCACTGCGTCACCGGGAGGTACTGCCCTTCCTTCGCCTCGAAGATCTGGCACACCTCCATGACGAACTGAGCTACTCGGTCCGACTTCGTTTCGAACTCCTTGCGCACCCGCTCATCGGTAGCTAGGAAGCCACCACGGGCCAGCACGCGCCTGTACGCGGCCACCCAGCGCACCAGGATGCCGGGGAGCTCCTCAAGCATCCCTGCCTCGATTGCGGGGTTCTCCTTGCCGGCGAAAGAGTTCGGGAACTCGAACGGCTTGATGCGCTCCGAGTACGCGCGGGACGTCTCGCTCACGGTCGGCAGCTCGTTGGCGGAGAACGCGAACAACGCCTGGTTGGTGAACGTGAACTGGTTGCCGTACTTCCGGTTCCCCTGGATCGGGTCCTCTCCCGTCATCATCTTGAAGACAGAGAGGTCCGCCACGTGAGCCGAGGAGAGGTCTGCCGCGGAGTTGAGCATCTTTCCGTACACGTTGGCCGCAGCGAAGCGATCCGAGGACAGCTCGTGCAGCGTCACCGCGGTCCGGTTCTCCACCCCTGCGATGGCCTGCATCAGCCGCAGGAACGTCGACTTCCCAGAGCGGCTCGGTCCGAAGAGGAACGCGGCCTTGGAGGGTGTGCGGGACGGGTCGAGCATGGTGGATGCGACCTCTTCGAGATCGTCCGCCTGAGAGCCGCACGCGGACTCCAGCCATGCCTCGTACGTCGGGCACCGCGCGGACGGGTCCCACTCCACAGGGACCTGCCGGACGGAGAGGTACTTCGGAGAGTGCTCCAGCAGTTCCAGCGTCGCGAGGTTCAGCATTCCGTTGGAGACGTTCAGCAACTGATGGGGGGACCGATCCGGCAGCAGTGTGGCGGACTCGAAGAGGATGCCGATAGCCACATCCTCCATGGCCGCTCGCCAGTTCGGGCGGTACTGGTCATCGAGCATCCGGGAGACCGCCGCAAGGAACGCGGAACCGTCGATGTGGTATGCACCGTTCAGGTACAGGGCCACCTTGCGCTCAGACGTCAGCGCGGCCGGTTGCTTCTCCAGGAGGAACTCGGTAGCCGTGCGGACCTGAAGCGCGCCCTTCTCGAAGAACGGGTTCTTGTCCCGCTTGGCAGGAGCCTTGGGGAGCTTGTCCACGGCCTGGGAGATCCACAGCGCCAGGAGCTCCGACCGCTTCCCTTCCGGAAGGCGTGCGAGGACGTCATCGAGCCCGTCAGTGCCTCGCGCCGGGGTCTTGACGAACTTTACAGAGCTGGCGGCGTGCTGCTCCAGGGCTTCCTTGAACTGCGATGCCGCGTCGTACACGTCTCGGTTGGACACGAAGTCCCCGTCGAACACGATGAGCACATCGCGGCCCATGAACGGCAGGAGGTCGGCATCCGTCCAGCACCAGCATCCCGCCATGCCGTACACCGAGTAGTTCTCAGGTGCCCACGACAGTGCGGCGTACTGCTGCTTCGTTCCCTCGCAGATGAGTACCGGCCCGAACCCCGTCTCTCGCAGCTGGTTGAGGATCATCTTTGAACCGGCGGGGAACCGGTACTTGATCGGCTTGCCCTGTTCGTTCATGGGGGGGTTGTCCGGTCGGTATTGCACGAGCCGGGTTCCGTTGCCGTCCCACCACGGGAACGCGATGCCCGTCGGTGTCGATTCGATGCCCGAGGTACTGATCACTTCAGGCTTGATCGCAGCGTCCAACAGGAGTTGTCGGTGCTGATCAGAGAGCGTCATATTGCGCTATCCTGTCTGTGTGAGGTAGTGCATTGGCTGACAGAGGCCCCTGGCTGTGACGGCGCAGGGGCCTCAGTCATGTGCGGAGCAGAGCCACTTACCGTCGATGATCTCGTACGGCGGCTTCCCCAGTTTGTCCGGTGCAGCAAGACCCACTTCCGAACAACCGTCGCACTGGACGATGTAGTCACCGTAGAGGGTCTTCAGTTCGAGGATGCGCGACTCAGCCACGACGCGGGCCATGTGGTTGCGGAGATCCTGCGACGCGTTGCGGTTCAACACGTTGCACGCCAGTCGGAAGTTGTCCCACAGTTCGTCGGGCACCCGGATGTTTCTGATCGGTGTGTTTGCCATGTCCCCACACTATCATCTGTACCTACAGACAGCAAGACGCCCCCGGCACCGAAGCACCAGGGGCGTCCGCGCGTGGATGTACAGCCTACTCTCGAACTTCCTTCAGCACCGAGCGGACCACGTCTCGCTCACCCCAGTTGTACTGATGACCTTGGCCGCACCAGGCCTGGTCACCACTACGCTTCATAGGCTCGATGCACTGCGGGCACATCATGCCGTGCATCGAGGCGCTGTGCAGAGTGTTGAGGTAGTCATCGAGTGCCAGTCGTACGATGTCAGCCGGCTTCACTCCGCGGTGGTCAGCGAGCTTCTGCACCTGCGCCTTGCGGACCGCGGTGACCCGCACGTTCAGCGTGGGGGAAGTCCCCGTACCAAGTGATTCCATACCTAGTCCTCCTTCTCGAACTTGAGCGCAACCCGCTCAGCCTCATCACGATTCCGGAACCAGCCGTTGATGACGTTCCGGTCTTCCAAGGTGTCCCAGACGACCCAGCGCAACCCCTGCCGGTACACCTCGGGGCCCTGCTCGATCTCTCGGATCTCGTACCTCACGGGCGTGCCTTGCTGATCGTGCCTACCGTGACATCCATGCGCCGGACGACGCGCCAGCTGCCAGCGCGCCCGACAGACGCCTCATTCATCACCAGCAGTGCTCCGGCCTCGGTCGCCGCGTCGCCCTCCCAAACGGTAATCCAGGTGCCGTTCTCCAACCGCTCCCGGACCAAGTAGACCTCTGTGTAGTTCACGTTCCGACTCCCTCTGTCGTGGTGAGACTTCACTGTACCACAATGTCCGGGCAAGAAGAAGGGGCCTACCGGCGACAGGGGGAAACCGGTAGGCCCCAGGAGAGGAGAACTGCGTTCAGCTTAGCACCCTGCTGGTGGTGTTCAGCTCACGAACCTCCTCGGCATCGAACAGCGTGCTGCCCAGCCTCTTGTACTTGGTGAGATGACCTTCGCTGACGTACCTGTCGATCGTCCGCACGCTGACGCCCAGCGCATCGGCCGCTGTCTTCCTGGTTATGAACACTGCGTTGTCTTCCATGTTCCCCAGTGTCGCACGTCTGACTTGACACGTCGCCCCTACTTCACATAGTGTGAAGACATCGCAAGACGAACAGGGGAGAAAATGGAACTCAAGCCAGAGGTTCAGCAGTTGATCAAAAGCCGGGAATCCGGCGACGGACTCTCCGTAGCGGAGACGACACTGCTGAGCAGCGAGATCATCAACCTACTCACCGTCGCAGGCATCGACGTGCGCACCGCGGTGGACCTCGTCCACAAGTATCGAGACGCCCACTGGTTCGCCGGATACGACGCAGGTTACCGCCGCGGCACCCACGATGGGCCTGTGGGGTGAGGTACATACCCCCGTTGATGTGGATGGGCAGCGTAGTCCCCGGAGACGTGCGAGGCGAGTGGCTGGGCTGCGCTGGCAAGTACTGGCGGCTCGGTGTTCTCGACGCTCTGAAGACCGTCAGCAAGACCCACGATATTTCAACCATGGTGAACCTCTGGGCATACGGGGAGCACGCCGACAGAGATGCACGAGCAGCAGCAAGGAAGGGGAGGTCGTGAACGACTACACCATCTGGGAAGTCTCCGTGTTCGTGGATCTGGGCTTCGAGCAGCACTGGCACGAGGTGGGCCGCATCAATCAGAACCGTCGGCTTACCGACGAGCGGATGATGGCAGACTGTGAGAGGATCATCGATCGCTGCTCCGCCCGACACCCCGGCATCTACCGCATTCAGAAGACCGTCGAGACCGAGATCAGCGTGAAGGATTACAAATCATGATCGAGTTCAGCGGGTTCGTCATCAGCAACGGTGAGATCACCGAGACTCACAACCTGACGGAGCAGGAGCATCAGGAGCTGCAGGAGACCGTGGACACCCTCGCGGCCATTGATGCCATAGAGGACAAGGCGTGACTGAAGAGCACGGCAAGGCCCCTGAGGAATCGGAACCCGGCAGGCCTCACCAGGAGGAAGTCATTATCGACTTCTGGTCCGAGGTTGCCGAGGATGATTGGAAGGAAGAGGAATGAGCACCTGGAATGATCTCACCCCGCAAGAGATGGCCGACGAGTTCGACGCCTCCTACGAGAACCCGCGGGAGTACGCAGCCGAGGAGTTCCCCGACGGGGCACCCGCCCCGGTAGTCCTCCCCGACCACGCCGTCGAGAGAACCCCGTACCCGCCTAGCAGCTGAACACCGCAGCCCCGTGTGGAGAAAAGACCGGTTCGAATCCGGCGCGGGGCACTCCACAACCAGATAGGGGAACACCATGTTCAACAAGGGCGACAAGGTCACGCACGAGCGTCTCGGCATCGGTGAAGTGATCGAGACGGGTTATGTCCGAGTGGCTTTCAACGAGGGTCATGGGAATAACAGCTTCTACTACTTCCCTGAGTCCGAACTCAAGGCGGTTCCTAAGTATTCGATCGGCCAGAACGTGTCTCTTTACGGGCATCCGTACACAATCTTGTCGGGGGTCTTCGTTGACACGGATGGGCATCGGTCGTACGTGACGCGGGACCACGAGGGAGACTGCCACCTGGTACCGGAGACATCACTCGAAGACTGAGCACTACCGCTCCGATGGTCGCAGGGGAGGTTCGACTCCTCCCCGGAGCACTCCACAACCAGATAGGGGAACACCATGTTCAACAAGGGCGACAAGGTCACGCACGAGACGTACGGCGACGGAGAGGTCATCGGCACCTACTTGTACGGAGTCCGCTTCGAGGGTGGCGACATTCGGAACGTGCACGTTTCAGAACTCAAGACGGTTCCGAAGTACTCGATCGGCCAGACTGTAGCCCTTTACGGGGGTGTTCAGCACACGGTTCTGTCGGACGTTTTCGTTGACACGGATGGGCGTCGGTCGTACGTGACGCGGGACGACTGCGGAGACTGCCACCTGGTACCGGAGACATCATTCGAAGACTGAGCAAGGCCGTCCGGGAAAAGAAGCCATCGGGGTGCGAGTCCCCGCCCGGACACGCAGAACATTGAGAGGAGAACGTGCATGAGCGCACGAAGCAAGGTCGCAAGGTTCCTGATGCACGGTCGGGGGATGGGCCACGACCAGGCAGAGCAGATGTTGCAGGACGCTCTCGATGAGCACGCCCGAGAGTTGGCGGAGAAGATTCGCTCCGAGGTTGCCGACATGGATGGGTGGCCCGAGGAACAGCACGTGGCCAGGAAGTACGCAGACCTCATCGACCCCGACAAGGAGAAGTCATGACCAAGAAGGCAGTGCGGGACCTCATCCACGAGACGCCCGGCAAGGACTGGACGTTCGAGCAGGTGGATAATGAGACGTTCCTGGGGCTTCTGCTGGCCAAGCTGACCGAGGAGTCCGCGGAGGTGCAGGATGCCGTGAAGAACGGCACCCGCGAGGACATCGTCAACGAGTTGGCCGATCTCCTGGAAGTCATGGACGAAGTGGCGCAGCGACTCGTCATCTACCCGTATGAAGTTGATGAAGCTATGTACTCGAAGGTCAACCGGTGCGGCAGGTTCGTGGAGAACTGGGTGGGGGAGAAGCTGTGACGTACGTCAACGGTGGTGAGGGTCCTCCCGAGGACGATGACGATGATGAGCTGCTCGATCAGGTCGGACAGAACCCGACCGGCAGGAAGCGGAAATCGTCGGCTCGCACGCGGAGGAAGAAGGACAACCGTCTCTTCAAGGGAACGATCTGGGAGAGGAAGAAGTCGTGACAAGGCCAGGCTGGGACGAATGGGCGCTGAGGCTAGCGGAAGTGGTGGCGACCAGGGCTGACTGTACCCGCGCGCGGGTTGGGGCGGTTCTTCTGTCTCGGGATCACCGAGTCCTCAGCGTGGGTTACAACGGACTGCCTGCGGGAATCCCGGGGTGTGCCACGGCCGGGAACTGTCCCCGCGGTCGACTGTCCTACAGCGAGGTTCCCGCCGACAGCGACTACGCTAACTGTGCGGCGACGCATGCTGAACGAAATGCGATCGAGCATGCAGATCCGTACGAGCTGCCAGGCTCCACGCTGTACGTGACGCGTCCCCCGTGCCCCGGGTGCACGACGCTCATCGAAGCGTGCGGTATCGTCCGCGTGGTGAACCCTCCTATCGTCGTGGAGGCTGCCGAGGAATGCACGCACCCGTGGAATCGGCAGTCTGTTGCACGTGTGGAGCACACCAACCGCATACGGGTGTGGTGCGAGATCTGCGGCGAAGTGAAGTTCCGGAAGGAGCAGGAGTCGTGATCTGGATTGAGATCCTCGCGGCCATCTTCGGACCCAGCTACGCAACGTACTGGTTGATCATCCGTCTGGTGTGGAAGTATGCCGGGCCGGTGGACTGATCCCGACCTCTACGCCGACCACGCTTCCAAGTCGAAGTGTGGTCGGTGTGGGGCTCCGGTCATCAAGGCTCGTGCTGGGCTCGTAGCCGCTCTCGACGTCCGGGTGGATCCGGAACCCGTGCTGGACGACAGGTGGGTTCTGGGGACCGGCAGAATGCTCTGGTGCCGCCGCGGTAAGCGGATGATGTGGCACGATCACAGACAATGTGGGAACGTGGTCTACGCCGACCACGTATGCGATGAAGGGGACGTACATGAATCCGGGTTGGATAGTGCTGTGCTTCCTGTTGGGGTGGCTCACATCCCTGTTGTCATCGATCATCAGGGACAAGCGGAGGAACCGATGAGCGAAGCAGATCCGTTCGGGATCGATGAGGCACCGAAGAGCAAGAAGCCCGCATCACCGTACGTAGGGACGATCCATCCGGTTACGGGGAAGGTCGTAGGTCGACACGCGAGGGCCACCAACTTCATCAAGGGCATAGCCGACGACTTCGGGTTGCAGTTGTGGATGCGGCGGGTGATCGTCAAGGGGCTCTCTCCAGAGGATCTGACGGAGCTCATGCCGCTGGACGTAAGCCGGGACGCAGCACGCATAGACGAGATCTGCGCCACCGCGAAGGCAGCGGCCGGCGGTGACGACGCCTCGAAGCTCGGCACCAAGCTCCACGACCTGACCGAGCACGCGGACCGCTGTGAGTGGGACCAGGTCGATAAGGAGTACGTCGACCGCATGCACGAGTACCGCACCGCGCTGGACGCCGCGGGTCTCACCATCATTCCCATGTTGATCGAGCGCCGCGTCATCCACCTCGGTCTTGGCCCGTCGCCGGTCATCGGGAAGTTCGACCGCATCGTGCGCACCGCGGATGGTGACCACGTCATCCTGGACGTCAAGACAGGCTCTCTCGACCCTGACAAGTTCACGGAGAAATGGCTGGAGATGGCTGCGCAGACCAACATCTATCAGGAAGCGGCCAACGCGCACGGCGTGTACGACACGGTGAACAAGCGGTGGACCGAGGTGCCGCCGGTCAACAAGGACTACGCCATCATCGCGCACCTGCCGGCCAAGGGTGAGGGGTGCCGCCTGTACACCGTGGACCTGGAAGAGGGCCGGGAGGTCCTGGCTGCGCTCCAGAAGCTGCGGCAGAAGCGGAAGACAAAGGGGTTCGTCCGCACCTACGAACGCCCGGCTACGGTCAACGTGGACATGAAGGCACTAGCGGACGGGGTGGCTGAGCGGAAGGACTTCCCGTTCCTGATCGACACGGCCATGACCAAGTCCGCCCTGCTCGGACTGATGGCTGATGCGAAGGCCTTGAGCTGCTGGAACACCGACCTGGCCAGCCGCTGCAAGGCTCGCCTCGAAGTCATCAACAGCAGGGCTTGACACACAGCGCCAAGTAGGGCAATCTTAAGACAAGCAAGAAGCCCCGGGGGAAGAGGGAAGGCACAGACTCCCTAACCCCCGGGGAACCAAACTCCTGCTGAACATCAGGTCAGCATCGGGATCACGGCCCGACAGGAGTACGAGGTACCGGGAGGAAAACTCCTCGGGCTGTCGGTCCAATGCCGATACCTCCCGGTACCGCGAGACCCCCAGGGCGGGTCAGAGGGAGGTTACTCCCCGAACCTCCCGGAGCGCCTAAGACTACGCTCCCCGCCCTGGGTCTGAAGGGGAACTAGGGAGCCGACAATGAGGAAACTCGAAGTCGGAACACACGGCAAGGTCTGCTGCGATGTCCTGAAGGGTGAGGGCGTCACGGTGGTGGGGACAACAGAAGAGGGTGTTCTCCTGAAGTTTGACGGAGACGACCACGCCTGGCCGCTGGGGAATGCGGCGGTGGACAGCGGTCGGTTCGTCACCTTCGAGGAATAGCAAGACCAGCGCCGTAGTAGTGGGGATACTGCACCCGAATGTGGGAGACGTGAGGTTCGAATCCTCTCCGGCGCACTAGCCGATCATCTGGTCGGTGAACACAGGAAGCAAAGGAAACAAAAATGGAAGATCTCTTCGGTACCGAGGTTCGTCTTGGACTCCAGTTCCCCAAGATCGGAACTGAGTACAAGGGATGCAAGATCCTTGAGTACACCCACGAAGAGCAGAAGGACATGGACGGGGAGACCAAGACTTGGGCTGATGGCAAGCCCAAGATGCAGGTGGTCATCAAGCTTCAGGTCCCCGGCATCGCGGAGAAGGGCAAGTACGACCGCAACACCGAGACGTGGGACCTGGTTGAGGACGACGAAGGTACCCGCTACCTGTTCTGCGCTGGGGGCCTGTTCACCGCAGCCCGCAACGGCCTGAAGGAAGCGAAGCTCAAGCTTCCTCCGATTGGTGGTGAGCTGGACGTCAAGTTCACCAGCGTCGGTAAGCCCGCACAGGCAGGTTGGAACGCACCCAAGAAGTACGAGATCACTTTCCGTGCCGAGGACCCGTTCGCGGTCTGACCTTTACCGAGATTGCCCCTGGAATCATAGCCTTTCCAGGGGCTTTCTCAGCCAAGGTCATTACACGGAAATGGATACTATGAACGAGATCAATCGAACGGTGAGCAGCAGGCTGAGAAACCTGCGAGAGAGCGTCGACATGAAGCAGGGGACGCTGGCCAGGCACCTCGGAGTTGCTCAGTCCACGGTGTGCAACTGGGAGCACGGCATTCGCAACCTCACGCCCTCCCACGTCGAGGACATCTGCGAGGTCTTCAAGGTCACCCCCGACTACCTCTTCGGCTTCACCACCATCAAGAACCAGGGAGCCGTGCTGGCACAAGCTCTGGATGAACTCGCAAGGCTGAAGAACGTCAACTGCAACGAAGAGAGGTAGAGACGATGGACTGCGAACACATCTGGTTCGTGAAGGGGTGCATCCACTGCGAGCGGCGGGGTCCTGTCCCTCATGAGGCGCTGACCGACTATCACGGCGTCTGCTACATCTGCGGGGAGGTGCACGCCGACGAAACCGAGGAGAACCTGGGCTGGTTCGGCACCTTCGAGCACGAGGGTGAGGCGTTCTGCTGGGGTCCCGATGACGCGATCCTCGGGTACACCGTAGTCATCGACAGTCACGACCAGCCCGTTGCTGTAGCTCATACCCCTTCGCTGGCGGTTGAGAAGGCGCGATACGAGCTGGACTGCCTGAGGGACATCGTTGACGGTCTTCTGGACGACCTGTTTCCCAAGGAGGAGAGGTGAGGAACAACCACTACGCCGCGGAGTTTCGGCACCACAGGAAGCTCTGCGATCTATGCAGCAGGGGGAACCGCCTGTGCACCGCGGGCCACCGACTGTGGATGAAGATGACCAAGTGGAAGCGGGCGACGAAGTAATGATCGAGAAGATGATCGCAGCATCGGGTACAGCAGGCTGGTGGGTCACAGCCTACTGCGGGATGCAGTGGAGCAAGCCTGCATGCACGGCGTCAGCGCTGGTGTTCGGCATTCTCCTCTATCTGATGTTCGAGTACGCGAAGACCGACGGGAGCGACCTCTGATGTTCCAGCTGATTCGAGACGTGGTGTCCAGCAACTCCGAGTACGAACTGAAGCGAGCGACGCTCAAGGTGTGCTCCGAGTCTGCCAATGCTACCGAGGCGTCCGAGCTGCTCACCATACTGGGTCTGATGGAAGGTGAGCAGAAGCCCGAGAAGCCTGAGTTCTACAGCCTCTGCGTCCGGGGAAAGCATCGCCTGGTTCCGGAGAACGTAGAAGTTGGAGAACGTGGAGGCAGGAAGTGCAAGGCCTGCCAGGACGTCACGGACCTGGAGTTGACCGTCGAGACGATGTACTGCGGCGGCCGGTTCGAGCGTCACGAGCGCACGGACAGGAACACCACGGTCAGGGCAGACGGAGTCCTGCGGTGCCTGGACTGCCAGAAGATCCACAACGAACGGAACAAGGCGAACCGTGCAGGCAGACTGACGACCCAGGAGGCTCGCAGAACCCAGTGCCTGTACGGCCACCCGTGGAAGGAGGGCTTCTTCTCCGTCGACAACAACGGACGTCGCCACTGCCTGGTGTGCAGGGCTGAGAAGAAGAACAAGAGGGCTTGACTCTGTGGCACAGTCTCTGCATACTGGGGGTATGGCACAGACAAGAGGAGACAAAATGAAGAAGATCACGATTGCCGCGGCACTCCTCGCGGTTGCGACCACGGTGGTCATCGCCAATGCCGACGACGCACGGAGCACGGAGTCCTACAGCACGGTGGACGACGTCTACAGCGGCACCGGTTGGAAGATCTTCACCAGCGAGAAGGTTCTCAGCATCGACCCCAGCCAGACGTACGTGGTCACCTACGCCTCAACGTCAGCTCGGTCGAAGCTGCAGCCCATGCTGGAGAAGAGCATCACGCAGCTGCAGGCTCTCGGCATCAAGATCTACAACACGACCCAGATCGAAACCATCGCGACCACGTCGTGCGCACCGAAGAACCACATCGTCATGGGGACGAAGTACCGTCCGGCCGGCAGCACCAAGGGCGGCGTCAGCATCGGAGACCCCTGCTACAACACGACGAACATGAGCATGTGGTCCGGCAAGGTGTGGATGGACAGCGAGTATAAGCAGCTGGGCGGCACGTGGAGCCTGAGCGACAAGGCTTGGAAGAACGGCGTGGTCCACGAGTTCGGGCACGCTCTCGGTCTGGACCACGCTCCGGCAGTATCACCCAAGCCGACCAACGGTGACACGCCCATCATGACTGCGCCGAACGGTGGCTTCAACACCACCAGCAAGTACGGCCAGCTCACCAGCTGGGACATCGCCGGGTTCAAACAGCTGAAGGAGAACTTCGATGTCTGACGAGCCGCTGAAGACCTACCGCACCGCTCGTACTCGGAAGTATTGCGAGGACACGCACCGCCCGCCGTTCCACCACATCGAGCCGGGAGAGAGATACCTCAGGGCTGCACTCCCTCCGAACTCTGAACTCGGCAACGAGCACTGGTGGATCATGAACATCTGCAAGAGCTGCATGACATCGGAGAAGGAGAACCACGATGCCTAGGAGTCTGGGGACGTACCGCACTTCGAGCCGGATGCGGCGTTGTGATTCGGAGGGGTGGGACTGCTGGAGAATGATTCAGCCGGGGGAAAGATACCTCCGCGTCTCGTTCCCTCCCGGTGGCGAGTTCGGCTACTACGTATGGTGGCACCAGAACCTCTGCTCATCCTGCATGGTGCCGGAGAAGGGGGACTTCGATGGTTGAGTACTGGACGGTGGCAGTGACGAAGCGGGACCTTGATTGGGTCACCACCCACTTCGGCGTGCGTCTTGACGAAGCGCTGCGGTCTACCGACGCCCCGTATTACTTCGATGGGCTGGCGCCACTCCCGCTGGACACGCAGGAGTGGCGCTGGTTGACAGCTCAGACAAGTTTTCGATCTGACTGCCCTGAGGGACTGAGGTTCGCTCTCGACACCGCAGCCCCTTCGGATGTGACTACCATAAGACATCGGGAATGGGCTAGGAGCCATACGGTTACGGCAGTGCTTCCAGAGTACAACCCCGTGCACCATCTCTTCCCGGCAGACCCGTTCGTCGCTGCGGAGGATGAACCGGATTACCCGGATCACTACCCGTTCGAAGGCTGAGCACAGCAGAAAGCCCCCGGAGTCCGAAGCTCCGGGGGTTTCGTCATGTCGCCATCCGCATGCCGTACAGCTCCCGGTTGAGGACCCACACCGGACCCACGCCGTTGTGCTGCAACGAGACGTTCATCGTCTGGCCGGCCAGCATCGGATGCATCCACGCCGCGCTGTATTCGAACCGACTCTGAGCTCCGGTACTGAATTCCTGGTCGGCAACGAAGACCTCGGTGGTGGAGTTCAACCGCATCCGCAGAACGAGGTTGGTCCAGTTGGTGACCGGCGCCGTGATGAGAACGTGGAACATGTAGAAGCCCGCGGTGTTGATGGTCAGCACGGTCGGGGAGGTCACGGTGTTGACCATGTTGTCCGTGTCCCGTAGCTGAATGTTGTACGTCAACGATGTCTCGATATTCGGCTGAATCGTCTGGGCACCGCTCGCCCGCATGTGACCGAGAGGACGATTCGCGGACGTCACCGGCGCGAGGTTGGCAGTGATGTCATCGTCAACGGTCTGTGCCAGGTCTTCTATGGCAGCAGGGATCCCGTAGGGACTGGCGGAGTTTGGGTTCAGCGTGTCGGTAGGCAGTGGGTAGGGGTAAGCCCGGTTCGGTGTTGTGCCCGGCATGAGGACTCCTAGAGGATCGTGTTGCCCGTCATGCGGGTGATGTTCATCTGGAACATGTTGACGGTGGTGGCCACCGACGAACCTGCAAGCAGGTTGACCACGGATGCCGCGGGGACGTTGCTGAGCATCTTCCCCTCCACCGTGATCTGCGTGGAGGTGCCGGCACGACGGCGTGTGTTCATGCACCGGACGAACCCGCCTATGCCCAGCTGGACCAGGCGCACGCCGTTGTTCGGGCCGGTGAAGGTGACGTTGAACCCGAACAGGTACAGGCCCTCTGTGGCGATCGTGATGGTGGGGCTTGGAGCCACGATCATGTTGGTGTTGTCGTAGATCTCGGTGACAAAGGTGAGCGGGATGACAGCACCCGCCGCGATGGGCGTGGCCACTCCGGTCGTCTGCACCTTCAGCGACGGGGAGTTGTTCCGCGCCTGAGTGACGTCCGTGAGGATCCCCTGCACGTCCCCGTCGATGTCTGTAGCGAGATCCTGCATCTGCGCAGGGAAGTTCGTGGGGTCGGTGTAGCAGGGGTAGGTGTACCCCCGCGGCGTGTTCATGGTCATGTCAGCCCATCCTCCTGCAAGCTACGGCGTCGAATCGGATGCTGCTGACAGCGTTGGCCGGGAACTCGCACCGCAGGCCCACCCTCAGGAACCCGCCGTTCGTCATGGCAGAGGGCACCGATACAGCTCCGTGCATGAACGTGTACGGGGGTTTCGTCCGGAGGAACTGGACTCGCTCGATCATCGTGTAGTCGTTGGCCAGCGTGCCGGACGGGAAGGTTTCCACGTCCGTCGAGAACCAACACGCCATCAGCTGAACACTGGTGGGGGGTGTCGTGAACGCCCCAGTTGGAGCCGTGAAGTTCGCGTTGGCTGCGTACGTCGACAGGAAGTACAGCTCTCCCGGCTGAACAGCAATCGCGCTGGACGTAAGCACCACGTCGAGGGTGCCACCCGGAGAGTTCGGGTTGATGTTGACGACCTGACCAGACTGCGGCGCGTCGGTGTCGGTGTTGACGTTGACGCTAGCTGGAGTAGCGACCGCACCGTTGATCGCAGTGAAGCTGAACCAGTTCAAGGGGATGGTCCCCGGCGCCGCGGTAGCGGTCGGGACGGAATCCTCGAAGGACGGGTTCAGGATGTTGTTGAAGCCCGCACCCGCGTATCTACCGAGGCACAACCACGAACTGTCCTGCTGAAGAACGGCTACGAGGTCACCCTGAATGGGGGGCTGGTACCAGTCGAGATACGCCGCCTGAATCTCCGTGCCGCCGACGTTCACCTGAAGGAACTGCGGGTCCCAGTCGGTGACGATGCCCGTGCGCACGATGGCGGATGTGGGCTTGGCGGAGAGAAGGGCATCGCTCAGGTTCGTTGGCATTACAGGGGCCCCAGTCTGACGGCAGAGAACTCGCACTGTTCGACGTCCAGGGTAACGGTCCCGACGGTGCGGAGAGAGACCTGCACCAACCGGCCGGCGATCAGCCGGAGGATGACACTGCCATTGACCTCTCCCGGCAGAGTCGTGATGTTGAAGTTGGTGGCCAGGCCTTCCGAACTCAGGTCCCCAACACCCTGAATCGAGAATATTACCTTCAGGCTGTCAAGCGGCGGCGTCGGCCCCTGGTCCACCTGAACCCAGCTGGTGAAGAGGTACGTACCGTCGATGCGTGCCCTGATTCCGAGAGTCTCGTTCATCACGGCGCCGGGGGTGTTGTCGAACCGGAGCACGGAGAAGCTGATCGGGTCACCCTGCTGAATCGTCTGCGCAGCGCCAGCGATGTGACAGCCGTCGGGAGAGAGCAGGTTGTTATCCACCGTGGTGAATAGGTTCGTCACGTCGGCGTCGATGGTCAACGCGAGGTTGGCAACCTGGACGATGTCAGAAGCGTCCTCCGTGATGGGAGGGACACATTCGCTATAAGGGTACAGCCGGGGTGAGGTCTGGTCCATCACGACTCCGATGAGATTGGGCTGACAGACGAACGCGTGGTCATCGACATGGTAGAGCTGGGAGTGAGGCCGATACTCCAGCTGTCGATCACCTGGACAGTCTCGACACCGCGGTACCGGATGCGGATGGTGTCCCCCGGCTCCAGGAAGTGAAATGCGGGCGTCTCAAGACTCCACTGCTCGGTCAACGCCAACGATGCCGCCAGCTGCTGTCGGGCCAGGGTGTCGGCTTCCGTACCCGAGAGCGGCGTCTGGGGCTTGAGAATCTGGGACACCTTCCCGAACAAGCCACCGAACACAGTGGGGGACGATGTAGCCGTGTCACGACGACGGACGATGATGGGCGCTGATCCGTCCATGCGCTCCGACACCACGGTGATCGAGTTCGCCGTGGCGTCCCGCGTGATCGTCTTGCTCGCACTGATGATCAGGCCCTGGTTGTCCGATGCGGTTCCGTCGACCAGGAAGGCCACCACGGTGCCCGCCGTATAGGGGAACTCGCGTATCACGAACTGCCCGTTGCCAAGGGTGTACCAGCGGGCTCCGAGAGCGGACGCAAGGTCGTCCAGCGCCTGCCCCCTGTCGTCATCCCAGACGAGAGGGGGGCACGTGGTGTCGTCCACGTTGTTGGAACCGAACACCGGGTTGTTCACAGCCTCGGCTATCAGAGACTGCATCTGCTGAACGATCGATACGTTCGGCTGAGAGCTCTGAGGTTGCTCGAACCTGAAGGCGAGCACGTCTGCCGCGAGGTCATCCGCCCGGAGGTTTACAGCGCCATCCCCTGCCAATGTCGCCTCGTATATCCGGCCGGTGAACAGCGGGAAGAACTCCGTGGTGCCGTCGAGATATCTCGGACCGCTCTCAACCATTACCGTAGCCCGGTAAGGACTCAGGAGGTCTGTAGGGTTGTGCGGGAAGAACTCGAACGGCACCTGTAGGTCCAGGCTGCGAGTGACCCTGGAATTCAGGGCAGCGCTCACGGACCCGTCGACAACAGGGACCCCACCATCCGGAGTAACCTCGGTTGTCCCGTGGAACACCCGAACTCGCGTGACCTGTTCGTGGGGTCCCTTGACGACCGCGTTGTACGCTGACGAAATCGGGAGAACCATAAAGCCAGTCTACTGTCAGAATCCGCCTTGAACCACGTCACCCCAAGTCAGCCCAGATGCCGTGAGATCGGCATACGTAGCGTAGGTGAGATCGACCGCGCACCACGTCTGGCCGGCCACACCTTGGATGTTGTCGATGGCTGGACTGTCCACCACTGCGAGCGGAACCGACCACAACCGCCAGGGTTTTCGCTGATCCCGGCTGATGTAGTCCATCTGCAGCTCACCCGGCTGAACGAACCTGTCGGGCCAGCAGTAGACGGTGGGGGCCTGGATCAGGATTGGGCCGCCTGCTGTGAACAGCTGGTAGATAGCATCGATAGCCTCGCACGTCCGGGAGGCAAACGTGATGCTGGTGGTCGGTGCCTTCCTACGCGAGTACACGTCCGCGGGGAACTCATCGGCCAGAAGAGGGAAGAGCCCGAAGTCACCGCTGCGTGCCTCAGAGCCGAACTGCACGAGAGCTATGGGTTCCTCGGGCGGAGCACAGTCGGGCGTTGCAGGCGGCGTTGGTGTCGTGCAGAGGTCAAGTCGGATGTTCGCCCAAGGACGCCCCGGATCCTTCAGCCACACGAATCCGTCGGAATCCACTGTGGACGTGCAGGTGCTGACGAACCCATCGTTGGAGGTGCCCCGGTAGGTGATTGGCGTGTCCAGCGGCATCGTCGTGTCGAAGTAGTACCCCTGCTGACAGAGCAACCCGTAGTTGATGAAGGAGTTGAACGGGCCGCCGTTGATGGAACGCTCGATCAGGACGGAAGTCTGGGTACCAGCTTCACCCGTGTAGTCCATGGTGATGAGCATGTTGGACAGGTTGCTGTCTGGTGTACACGTGATCGGCACTGCTACCTCCTGATTCCCTGAGCCGTAGCCCTGTCGCGACGTCGATCGTTGGCACCGATTCGTACGTCGACATACTTGTCAACCACCTGGTTGCCGATCATCACCGTGACGTTCGGGGTGCCGAGATTCTCCCCACCGAACGTCAAGCCGTGACTGAGGGCTCGTGCAGGCGCAGTGAAGGCGCTGACCCTGTCGTTGCGAGCAGCGATCGACGGGCTGAACTGCATCTGAGAGCTGGCCAGGGTTTGCGAGATCGTCCGTCGAAGGTTGCCCTCCTGCCCCTTGATGCCTTCGATCAATCCCTCCATCAGCGCGGCGCCGGAGTAAGTGGTGTACCCGCGGCCGGAGAAGGGGCCCTCCTTGGCGGGGGAGAACGGCAGCAAGTTTCGAGCGTTGCTGAGCACTCCCTTGACAGCGTTCTTCACCGCACCGCCGAGAGACTTGATGCCGTTGATGAATCCCTGCAGCAAGGCCTTTCCGGAGTTGTACAGAAGAGATCCAATCGAACCCAGGGCAGACTTAGCCTTGCCCGGCAGTGATCGAAGGATGTTGATGACGTTGCCGATCTGTTCCTTCACCACGTTGTACGCGTTCCGGAAGGTAGTGGCGATGAACCTACCAAGCCCCTTGACCACGTCCCCCGCAGCCTTCAACGCGCCGGAGAAGTTACCCTTCAGAATCTGAACGATCAGCTTGATGACAGGGATCACGATGTTCTGGATCGTATTGACAAGCTGTGCTACCAGGAACTTAACTAGCGTGGCAACGATCGGCACAACCGCTAGGATCACCTTGCCGAGGAATTGAATGATTGGGATCAGCACGGGCAGCAGTGCTTGGATGAGCGGGGTTAGAGCCAAGGCCAATTCGAGAATCACGTCGATCAGTGGCAGAACCGCAGGCAGAAGCTCCGCAAGGATGCTGACAGCGACCTTGGCAAACTCGATGCCGATGGTGACTATCAGCTGAATCAGTGGCGCCAGCAGCGGAACCAACTGCAGGATCACCGGCACCAGTGCAGAGAGCAGGGTATCCACGATTTCAATGATCGGGGGCAACAGTTCAGTGAATGCTGTGATTACCTGATCGAGAATAGGGGTCAGCGCACTGAGGAACAGGTCGGCCAGTTTGGCAACTACTGGGAGGAACTTGACGAACAGTCCTGCAAGCTGGGCAATGATTGGCACCAGCGCCGCACCAAGCATTCCGACGATCTGAGTTATGGTCGGAGCCAGCGCGATGAAGAGGTTAGCGATCTGGCCTATGACCGGACCCAGGATACCCGCGAGAGTGCTACCCAGTTGACCGATCACGGGGATAAGCGGGGTGAACGCACTGAGTATGCCGCTGAGTGCCGTGCCGAGCGTCTCCAAGATGGGGCCGCCGAACTGCGCTACGGCTCCGAGCAACTGACCCAGGAACGGCAGGAGCGCGTTGATCACTTCGAAGATGCCCGCGAGAGCAGACGCACCGCCCTCTGCGCCGGTAGTAAGCCCCTGGAAGAAAGCTCCGAGACTCGGACCCAGTGAAGAGATGCCGGCCGCTAGAACATCGATCACGGGTGCAGCGTCATCGATCAATCCAGCGAGAGCAGGAGCCAGGGTGCCGATGAAGCTGGCGAAGTTCTCACCAAGCGTCTTGACCAGGGGGGCTACTGCCGTGAACGCGGTCTTGAGCGCTGGTGCGATCTGATCGAACGTAGTCTTGAACGTCCCTGCAAGATCCACCAACACCGTCTTGATGGGCCCGACCATGCCTTGGATTTCGCTGGTGACGTGGTCTTTCAGGCCACCAAACGCACTCTGAACTTGCTTGGACTGAGCCGCAGCCGCGATGCCGATGCCCGCGAACAGCAGAGGTACTCCAGCCAGAGCAGCGCCCACACCCACCCCAGCCGCTGCAGTGGCACCGAGCGCCGTACTCAGCCCCCCAATTGGAATTGCCGCAGCACCTGCGGATGATCCAACAGAGTCCAGGTTTGGAGTGACGCCGCTCAGGAAGTTCCTACCGAACCCCTGCCCCGCGTTTCGACCTGCCGCTACGAACCTCCCCTGAGCATCGCGAAGCCTTCCGCTGGCATCACGAGAGAAGGACTCCGAGAAGCTCTGCCCCGCGGCTGCACCTTCTGATGCGAACCGACCCTGCGCATCGTGTAGTCGACCGCTTGCATCGCGGGTGAAGCCATCTGCGAAGTTTCGCCCCGCGGCTGAGCCCTCCGCTGCGAACCTGCCCTGCGCATCGTGCAGCCTGCCGTTGATGTCCCGCACCATCCGGTCGGTATCAACATCAACTTCAATCTCAACTGGCGGAATGCTGCGCTCAGCCGCGCGCACCGCGGTGGTGAGATCATGCTCAATCTGCTGCTCAACGCCGTCTGTGTTGGCTATGACGTTGACGAAAGCTTCGCTTGCCACGGGTGCCTCCCTTCGAATCTAAGCCTACTACCCGGACCGAGCACCAGGCATACCCTGGAAACCCTTGATCATGTCTTCGAAACTGCTGTCCTCCTCCTCGTCAATCGCCTCAGGAGGAGGTGCGCTGAACTTGGCATCCCACTTCATGCGTTCCTTGGGTTCCAAGTTTCTTGTTGCCAACACGTAGACCGCGGCGCACCACCTGCCGAAGGGGATGTCCGCAGGGTCGATACCTCTGATTGTCATCTCCCCGATGACGCTGGGGCCTCCTTCTGCCATGCCGACCAGCCTGAGAGCTTCCCACCATCTGAAACCCGAAGCTGCGGTGACTGCTTCAAACGCGGGCTTGCGCAGATCCTCTACATCAACACGACCGTCTTCCATCAGGTCGAGAATCCGATCGAAGTCTCCCGAAGACAGGAGTCCCGGAAACACCTCGCTCACGGGCTCAGGTCCGGAGAGGGCTACAATCCAGTTCGATGCGGGCAAGACGGGGATGGTGAACGAACGGCCGGCAGCCTCCACCTGCACCGGTTGGGGTGAGATGGAGGCTGCAATCGGAGAGGGTTTACTCGCCATCAGCCGGAGACTCCTCCGGCCAGTCGTAGTTCGAAAGCTCTCCAAACAACTCGGAGAACTCTTCAACCGCAGCTTCACCCACGATCATGAGCTCTTCCATGCGCGTCCAGTCGGCCGGCTCAACGACCAGCGATTCGATGACACGGAAGAATCGGAGCGCTGCTTGGCCGCCGCTGCCCTTGTTGTTCTGGGCAGACATGTAGATGGCCATCGCTTGACCGTTCGTGGGCCTGTACAACTTGACGGGCTTACCCTTGAACGGAAGTGTTGCTTGCTGTCTGTCCTTGTTATCGCGTCCCATACCTGTATCCTATCTCGACCTAGCTCGATACACCCATCCGCGGGCTCGTGCCACTTCCATCAGCGCACGATCCAAGAATGGTCGGGCCCTGGTACCCGGATGATGAACAACCTTGGCGAACACCGTGCGGCCACCAACTCGGAACCTCAACGCCTGGCGACGCTTCGGACGGATCTCATGGGGCCTGGTGCCATCATGGACGTAGGGCGCGTACTCGACGTCGGTCGACACCCGGAACGATGGGCTGTCCCCTGCGAGGTTGAGCGATGAACGCACTGAAGCCCTCAGTCTGCCGGTGTCAACTGGAGTCAGAAGCTTTGCCCTGTTCGTCACCAGCTGAGACCCCACCACCAGTTCCTGCCTCGCTGCCTCCCGACTCGCCGCTCTGATCTGTGCCTGGTCGATGCGGAAGCGTGCCAACGTCCTCAACCTCCCTCAGGTATCCGATCTTGAGGAGCCCTTCGATTCGAGAGGTCCTGTCCACGGTGCCGAGGTCGCCCTTGCGGACGTTCTCGAACGACACGACTGCAAGAACCTGAACCTTCTTCTTCATGGTCAGCACTCCGAACACGAGATCTGTATGGTGACGTTCATCTGGCCGCCGATGCAACCACCCTGGTTGTCGATAGGTCGCCACTCACCGGTGACGATCTGGTCGATCAGCGTGGTGTTGGTGTCGACCAGGTCGAACAGGCAGCACACCGCGCGACGCATGGACGCCGCATCTTCGTCCACCTGGAGGAACGCAGCTGTCCACTGGTCGCAGCTGGGACCCGCCTGGTTGTCACCGAACGGCATGCACCGCACGGCACCCATCTCCAGCTCAATGGCATACGCGCTGCGCTGACAGTCGTTGGGTGTGGTGTCCGTCTGGGGGAAGACTGTGCTGGGGTAGATGCGCAGAATGCGGACCCACGCGAACCCTTCGCAGCACAGATCCTCGCTGAGACCTGCGCTGAACGGCACCTCACCCACTCGCAGGCAGATGTTGCCGTCGGGAGGCGGGTTGGGGCCTTCCTGTAGCGCAGCATCGAAGCATGAGAGGAGTTGCTGAGCAGCATCGGATGAGAACGTCACGGAGCCCTCACCACCCGCGGCGGCACCAGATCCGGGGAGTACACGCGCATCCTGCCGGGAAGACGTGCGGGGTTGACGGACCTGATCCACTGATCGACCTGTGGAATGCCGGTCAGGCCTGCGTTGAGTTCGTCAGTTGGGTCTGCCACCGTGACCTCAACACCCTGGCGAGTGAGCGAGGCGAGATTGCCGGGGAGTTTGCACCCCGTCGTGCAGCTCTTCGCGAAGTCGCACGCGAGGAGTCCTGCTGCGATCAGTGGATCAGGT